CGGCATGAGTCCAACTTTTGTATTCTCTGATGTATTTAAGGGTCAAGGTGGTACAGGGATGTGTGGCGGTTGTGGCGGAGCAGGACATTGAATGACAATAACAGAGAGCGCACAGAAGAAAGTAGATGCCACACTAGATGGAGAAGGCTTTTTAGGGATTCATCTAGAAGGTGGCGGATGTTCAGGCTATCAAATAAAGCTATCGCCACACACAGAGATACCTCAAGATGCACAGATGCTGTCAGACACAATCTTCTCAGACCCCACCTCTTTGGAGTTGTTGGGTGACGCTAAGATGGATTGGATAGATGATCCTTTTAGACCTACGTTCCATTTTACTCCGCCTACTGGGTCAAGTTCGTGCGGATGCGGTTCTAGTTTCCAGTTGGACTAAGTGGCTGGTTAGGGTATATTTGTGTTGGTCAGTGTGCGTTGATGTAACGGCATTAAGTTTAATAATTTGGTACTTTATCGGGAGATAACATGGAAAAATGGAAAGAGTTAAGCGCTGGAAAGAAAAGATTTTACGTGGCTTTAGGTATCATAATAGCAGTGGCTATAGTAGGCTGGGCTACTGGCTGGTGGTCATCGCCGGAAGTGCCAGTCTCGTAGGATGTACGACACTCAAGAAAATGTCGATAGTGAGTCTGTCGGCGGGCGGGGGTGCGCTTGTAGGGGGTCTTGCCTCGACGGGGATTCTTGCCCCTGTAGCGGGCGCTGTGGTGACCAGTGCAGTTGTGGATGTAATAACGGAAGTGTCGATTGGAAAGGGAGGAAAGGGGACTATGAGTAGTTGTGCGCCAGATAATTTTTGGTCATTGCTTGGTTCTTTGATAGAAATGGGTGGTTGGGCTTTAATATTAATAGTAATAGTTCCAATGGTTTTTTCATGGTTAATGCCCGGTCCAATCCAGTTTAAGGGAAGAAAGAGTAAATGATAGAAGCTTTACGTATGGGAGTTGCTTCAGAGCCACCTTCTATATCTATTGGTCAAAGACACCCAGTTCCAGAAATAGTCTGTGGTGTTAATGAAGACAAAGAAAAAATAAGAAATAATATAAAAAAAAATATTCAACTAGGACTACCTCAAGTTCAACCTTACGAAACACAATGGGATAAAACAGTGGGGCTGGCTCTAGGTGGGCCTACACTAAAGGAAACTTTTCCTGATCTATTAGAAAAGCGTCAAAATGGAATGCCAGTAATTACTATTAATGGCTCTCATAAATATTGTATGGCAGGTGGTTTGGTCCCTTCAGCCATGATAATGCTAGATAGTAGGGAATTCAATAACAGGTTTGTTTATCCGTTAGTTGAGGATTGTAAATATTTTATTTCATCTCAGTGCCATCCTTCTGTATTTGAAAATCTTAAGGATAATAAAGTATGGATATGGCATTGTGCTGGAGATGATAACTTTGATCTTTTAAAAGAAGTTTACGGGGAAGAGTATTACCCGATAATGGGTGGTGCTACAGTTGCATTAAGGGCTGTCCATTTGTTAAGAATGCTTGGGTTTCCTAAGTTTGAGATGTATGGGTTCGACAGTTGTATTATGGAAGGCCACCATGCTTATGAGCAACCCGAAAACGATGGTGAAGAAGTTTTAGATGTTGTCGTGTCTGGAAAGGAATTTCTATGTACTGCGGCACATTACCATCAAGCAAAAGAGTTCGTTGATATGATTTCTAAAACAGGCGAACATTACGATCTGGCTGTACATGGAGATGGCCTTATTTCACACATTATTAAAAATCCAGATTCATTAAAATTAAAAGAGGAGGTAGTATAAAATGGCGGCTACTGCTTGGAGTTTTTACAATTCCTTTAGGGAATATATAGGCAATGGTCAGTTCGATTTAGATGGTACAAGTGTTGGTTTTTATTTAGCATTACATACGAGCGCGGCTAGTGCTAATGTAAATACAAAGACGCTATCAACACAATCATCACTTGCAAATGAGGTAGCTAGTGGTAATGGTTATACAACTGGCGGCGCGTCTGTAACTTCAAGGACATGGGCTTCTGTTGCAACTGATAAGTATCGTTTTGATTCAACTGCTATTACATGGACCGCCACTGGCGGAACAATTGCGAATATTAAGTATGCTGTTGTTTATCAGTCAGGCGGTAAATTGGTTTGTTTTTCCAAGCTGACTACTTCTCAGTTTACTTTAGCAGCAGATAATACGCTTACTGTCACTCCAAGTGCTAGTGGCATATTTGAATTAGCATAGGAGACTATTATGGGACTTGAAACCGGAACATATATTAGTGAGTTAGTTTCTGCTAATCCTACTGCTACTGATCCAATATCACAGGGAGATGATCATCTCCGTCTTATAAAGACTGTATTGAAGAACCAATTTAGTGGTCTTTCTGGAACGACTGCTGTTACTTCTAGTGGAGCAGAATTAAATATTCTTGATGGAGTTACAGCAACTTATGCTGAATTAAACTATTTAGATATCACTACGTTAGGTCAATCAGAACAGTCTAAAGTATTAACAGCGGACGCAAATGGAGATGTTACGATTGAGGATGGAGCGTTTGACTTTGATGTTGCTTCTCATGATGGGACAAATGGATTGTTGCTTGGCGGTACATTAGTTACAGCAACTGCGACTGAATTAAATTTAATTGATGGGTATACTGGCACAACTGCCGAATTAAATTATAACGATGTAACAACATTGGGTACAGTCGAAGTGTCTAAGACAGTAACTGCTGATGCATCTGGTATTATAAATCATGTGGATTACGTTGTGCAAAGACCAGTTGTTAAGGATTATGCTGAAACTGTTTATGCTGGTGGAGATACTGCTACGGCTAAGACGCTTGATGAAACTAACGGTAATGTTCAAACATGGACTATGACTGGAAATTGCACATTTACAATGCCTTCTGGTAGTGGATTACAAGCGGGAACTTCAATTACGTTAATCCTGACTCAGGATGGTACTGGCTCAAGAACCGGCACATTTACTTCAGTGAAGTGGGCGGGTGGAACGGCAGTTACATTAACTACAACAGCTACAACCGGGATAGATATTCTTACCTTTTATACTTTTAATGGTGGTGCGTCACCTGTTTGGTACGGATTTGCCGCTGGTCTGGCAATGGCGGCTCCATAGGAGAATTATATGTCTTTAGGAGCGAATAAGATATGTTTACAGGCCGCATCCGCAGCAGTAGGATGGGCTGAGGCCACTGGTGGAACAACTTCCAGTTATACAGGCTATTCAGTTCATACATTTAATTCGACTGGAACTCTAACTGTAACCAAAGGTGGTAAAGTTGAAGCAATGATGATGGCAGGAGCAGGTGCTGGAGGTGGTCATCATGCTGGTGGTGGCGGAGCCGGAGGCATGATCGTATTAACAGAGGCAGTTCTTAGTGCTCAAGAATATACCATTACCATAGGTGGCGGTGGAACTGGCTCGGCTGGTTCTGGTCAGTATCCCGGAAATAATACAACTGCTTTTAGTGAAACTGCTAATGCTGGAGGCGGTGGAGGAAACTACGAGTCAAACGGTCCCGGCCAAGTCGGTGGATCGGGAGGCGGTGGTGGCGCTCCGTGGGGTGGCGCAACGTGGCCCGGAGGTACAAGTAACCAAAGTGACCCAAGCACCCATACGGGTACTGGCTATGGAAATACCGGAGGAACAGGATATTGGGGTGGCTGTCACTACGGAGGCGGAGGTGGCGGAGCAGGAGCAGGCTGGTCATCAGGCAATGGGCCTACTGCTGGATATACTGGACTCCAAAATGATTACCAAACTGGCTCAGACGTTTATTACGGCGGCGGGGGCGGCGGGGGCGCATGGTGCGGCTCGGCTGGCGCTGGTGGGAATGGCGGAGGTGGTGCTGGAGCAGTAGGAAATTCCGCTGGTACGTCAGGAACCGCAAACCTCGGTGCAGGGGGCGGCGGTAGCGGCGGTCAGGGTGGTTATGCTGGCGGAAACGGTGGTTCAGGAATTGTAGTAGTGAGGTATGAAGTATGAGTCATTTTGCTAAAGTAGAAAGTGGAATTGTCACCAATGTTATAGTTGCTGAACAGAACCATGTAGATACTGTAGATGGGCAATGGGTTCAGACCTCTTACAATACAAGGGGCGGAAAGCATTACGCTCCAAATTCAAATGAAGAAGATAATGGTGTCGCGCTTAGGAAAAACTATGCAGGTGTTGGATTCACATATGACGTAACTAGGGATGTGTTTATTCCACCGCAACCATACCCATCATGGACTTTAAATGAAAGTACTTGTCTATGGGAGTGTCCAAAACCCTATCCAGATGAAAGATATTTATATGAATGGAATGAAGGCACTGGAGAGTGGGACTTTGTTTCTGAATACGACCCAGACTTTGAGGGATAAGAGTTTAGCCAAAAAGAGACTGGACATATGCGAAGAATGCGAGTATTATAAAAACTATTTTTGCAAGAAGTGTGGATGCGTGATGGCGGTTAAAACTAAGTATAAGTTTATGTCTTGTCCCGTAGGAAAGTGGGGGCAAGAGATAGAGGTTTGACTCCCCAGTTTAAAGTAAAAGATTACCTTTATGAAAAGATGATGCGAGAAAATGGTGAAGATGAAGAGATAGGTTATTGGTTTCCTTTCTGGGGGCCATTCCTCCTTTGCAGTAAGATACATCCTGATCTTGTGAAGTTTCTCTTGGATAAAAGCAAGAAGAACAGAAAGAAGGCATTAAAAACTGAAGAAGAAAACTCTAGTTGGGGTTCCTTAGTAAGAACCTATGGATTTGAATTCAAGAACCCTTCTGTGTGGTTTAATTCAAAATTTTCAAAGTATATTTCTTTATATTTAGAAGCCGCTAAAAAATATAACCCTAACTCCTTTAGGCATATAATAGGAAGGAATCCAGAACTAGACGTAGATAGTTCAGGAGATCATAATATAATCTGGCGGCTTGATAAGTTGTGGGTAAATTTTCAAAGTAAAACAGAGTATTTCCCTTCACATACTCACGGCGGTGATTTACAATTTTGCATAACATTACAAATTCCTAAAGAGATACAGGAAGAATACTTACTTAATTCTAATAGAGTAACATCTGAAGGGCCGGGAACTACTCAATGGAATTATGGAGAAGAGAGGTTGCCGTTTTGTATAGCGCAGTTTGCAAAATTAACTGAAAGAGGTGACCTAATGATTTGGCCCTCTTGGGTTAACCATTATGTTCATGCGTTTCAGGCAGACGTGCAAAGGGTTACTCTTTGTGGAGAAGTAACACTTTATGCCGAATAAGAAGTTACGTTTGAAACCTTATGAAGTAATAGATAACTTCTTAATCGAGAGTGAGTTTCTACCAATAAAGAATATGTTACTTAGCGCCGGGTTTCCTTGGTATCATCAAGATAAGGTATCTGGGGTTGGTGATGAAGAGAGCATGTTGGACACGTACTTTTCACACGTTCTATTTTCAAGCATTAGACAGGATAGTGAAGAAGGATATCCAAGAGGGGTTACAAGTGGCTTCTATAATCTATTTCTTCCCTTTGTCCACAAGTTAGAAGTTAATTCATTAATTAAATTAAGGGTAAATAATTACCCTCATACCCATAAAAAAATACAGAATAACTTTCATGTTGATAATTTTTATCCACATAAAGTGGCTATTCTTTATATTAATACAAATAATGGAATGACGACACTAGAGGACGGCACTAAAGTAGATTCAGTAGAAAATAGGGCTTTACTTTTTGATGGACTGACTAAGCACTGCTCTACTACCTGCACTAATAGCAGGTCACGATTAGTAGTAAATGTAAACTATATTTAGAATGAGAGTGCTTGGGGTTTCCCCTTTTCACGACAGCAGTGTAGCTATTGTTGAAGATGGAAGGGTAGTTTATTTTTCAAAGGAAGAGCGCTTGTCTGGTGTAAAAAGAGATAAGCACCCATATAGATGTCTAGATTATGCCTCATCGTTAGATGACGTTGATTACGCTGTTATCTCTTCTCCCGACTACCTTGATGACTCTAATAATAAATTAGAGGAATACATAAAAGAGCACTTTGGATGTCCAGTGTCTCGAATGTGTGATGAGCATCACCTATCTCATGCAAGTCTTGCATTTTATAATAGCGGATTTGAAGAGTCTTTATTGTTTGTTATAGATAGGAATGGCTCAAATCATGGTTCTATGAGAGAGGCGGAAACTGTCTTCATTGCCCGTTATCCGCATGAGTTTAGGCCCGTATACAAATCTTTCTGGCTTAAGAATATAGGTCAGGAGTATGATGTAGATAATCATAAGAAGTTAGTTGAGTTGAAAGGCAGGTATCCCAATTGTAAGTTTGTTGCGGATAGCACTATGAACATAACTAAGGTTTATGAGACTGCCACTTCATTGATTGGACAGAATATACTAGAGAATGGGAAGACGATGGGTCTGGCCGCCTACGGTGAAGATTCAGAATTTGAACCACTGTTTGTTGGGGGCGTACCGAATACTAATTTGTTTTTTCACTATGTTGGAAAAGAGTCAGCATACAAAGATTATATTTTTTATCAGGTAGATAATGTTTCTGAGTATAGATATTCTTTATATGCTGATTACGCTTATCAGGTACAGAAGCAAACACAATCAGTAGTTTTAAATTTAGTTGAGGATATGGTACAACAGTACGCCATACATAATGTTTGTATGACTGGTGGTTATGGATTAAATGTTGTAACTAACGAGTATCTTGTAAAGAATTTACCTCACGTTAATTTCTATTTCGAGCCTCTTGCAGATGATAGTGGTAATAGCATTGGGTCTGCAATGCTTGTTTATAGAGAGAAAAGTAATTCCTCTGACGTGCATAAATTAAAGGATACTTTCTTTAATCATGTTAAAGATGTTGTTCCAGATATCGGAGATCAAGTTACAACTGGTGAGATTGCTTCATTAATATCCCAACAAAAGATAGTAGCAGTTTATAACGGTCAAGCAGAGGCTGGCCCTAGAGCGTTAGGTAATCGGTCAATCTTGTTTGATGCAAGAAATCCAGATGCTAAACGAATAATAAACTCTGTAAAAAATAGAGAATGGTACAGGCCATTCGCTGGGTCTGTTTTAAAGGATCGAGCAAAAGAATATTTTGAAATGCATGGGCTAAACGATTCTCCATTTATGACTGTATCATTTCCTGTTAAGGAGGATAAATTAGATATAATTCCGGGCATTGTTCATGTTGATAACTCTTGTCGCATACAAACCGTAGATGAAGATTTGTGGCATTACTATGAACTATTAAGAGAGTTTGAACTCATAACTGGTGTGCCTGTTCTATTAAATACAAGTTTTAATGTGGCTGGAAATCCATTGATAGAAACAGTAGAAGAGGCAATAGATATGTTTGAAACTACCAAAATAGATGTGTTGTGGTTTCCAGAAAAGGGCACGATGCTAACAGGAGCATAAATGGCAATCAGCACATGGGCGGCAACAACTGGAGATTGGGACGACTCTAAATTTAGTAGGGCTTGGAATGGTCCTTATATAAATCCTGCTGTGGGGTCATTAGCCTTAACTGGGCATGCACCTTCTGACTCTACTAACTTTAATATAGCAGTAGGTAATACCAATCTAGAGTTAATACAAACTTATGACTGGGCAGATGTACCTAACCAATGGAATGATGCTGATTGGGATTGGGATCAAAATCCAATTTCTCCTACTATATCAATAGGAAGAGTTATAACTCCAGATGGTGTTAGTTTAACTCTTACGACAAGTATCCCATCAGTAGATGAATTACATCATACTGTAATTCCTGTTGCTTCTTTAGCTCTTACTGGATATGCTCCTACTGAATTAGCTGGACATTTATTTTATCCAGATGCCGCTTCTTTAACTGGATTAAATCTTGGAGCTCCTTGGGATGAAGTAGTTGGAACGTGGGCGGCTTCTTCAGATACATGGGGAAAAGGAACTCTATTCCCAATAGTCGGAGTTACATACGGGTTTACTATAGATTCTGCTGGAAATCTTGTGCTAACTCCTTATGATCCTGAGTGGCCTTTAGTACGTCAACCTAAGTATATTCCAGAGATAATCATTACATGAACACAAAAGAAAAAAGAATTCCTTGGACAGAGTTAGTAGATAAAGCTGACCCTACAAGAAGAACCAGACCTGTTGTTACATATGTATTTAATGATGGTAAAAGAACGTTTCACGCTCCAAAAAGGAAAAGATAGTATGCTTTCAGATAAAGCCGCTGTTCATACAGATGCATTTGAAGTAGAAAAAAATGAAGACTTTAATGTTCATGATTATACTCTAGCTAAAAATGTTGCAGAACATCTTGAGAAAAAATATCCGGGTTGGTTATGGGCTGTCCATGTTATGGATGGAGTTGTTGGAGTTAAGTCCATGCGCTTGTCTGGAAATTGGGGGTTTATTCTTCATGAAGAAAAGATAGACAAGAATTACAAAGTTGTGACTAATGCTGGTGGAGAAATATTAGAAAGATTCAGACAGCAAAGGGGTCAGTTTAACAACACTTTGTATAACGATTTAAAAATGGATGATAAAGGAAAGTTGAATGGAGAATATCATTAATGTCACTTATTAATCCACAACCACCATTAAATGAAGATATTCCTCCTGCTGGTGGTGAAGAGATAGGTGATAAAAATGAGCAATGGTTAAGCCTTGCTAGGAATGCCTATGATTCTTCTACTGACTGGGTTGATACTAATCTAAGATATCAATGGGAAAAGAATTTATCTAACTTTAATAGTAGGCATCCGCCGGGGTCTAAGTATTTAACTTCCGCGTATGATAAGAGGTCTAGATTATTCAGACCAAAGACAAGGACAACCGTTAGAAAGTTAGAAGCGGCTATGGCTACAGCATTCTTCACTAATGAAGATATGATGAGCATTAGTCCCGCTAATCCTAATGATCCACAGCAAATTGCTGGAGCAGCTATTGCCCAGTCAATTATGCAGTATAGACTGACTAATACCATTCCTTGGTTCACCACTATGGTGACAGCCCTTCAGGATGCGGCTATTTATGGAACTGTTGTATCTCATCAGTATTGGGAATTTGAAGAGAGAGATGAGACTTTTGCTTCTGTGGATGATGATGGTGGCGAAGTTGTTGATATGGAAGGAAAGCCTGTTAGGGAGAAAGTAACCTCCACTATAAAAGACTTTCCAGTTATAGAAGTTGTAGAGCCAGAGAATTTTAGAATTGATCCAGCTTCAGATTGGTATGATCCTATCTCTTCATCTCCATATGTTATCCATTTAATTCCTATGTTCGTTCAAGATGTCATGGAAAGGATTGATAGCAAAGAATGGCACAAATTATCTATGGGTGAACTTCTGTCTACTCAGACACAAGATGATGATACTTTGCGATTGACTAGGGAAGAACCTAGAGAAGACCCATTAGAAGATCAATTTGAAACCGTAGATGAATTTAAAATTGTATGGGTCCATAAAAATATTATTAAGAAAGAAGGTCAGGATTGGTGCTTTTTTACTGCTGGCACTCAATATCTTTTAACTGATCCTAAACCTTTGCAAGAGATGTATCCGTGGTTAAAAGACAACGAGCGCCCCTACGTGATGGGAAAGCTGAACATTGAAGCGCACCGTGTTTATCCATCAGCAACTGTAGAACTCACCGAAGAGTTGCAAGCCGCATCAAACGATATATGGAATCAAAGATTCGACAACATTAAGTTGGCGATGAATAAGCGCTACCATATTCGGAGGGATCGAAATATAGACTTAGATGCCCTATTTAGGTCTGTTCCCGGTGGTGCGGTTGAGATGGATGATCCAGACCAAGACGTCAGAATCGTTGAAACGAGAGATGTCACTGCGTCTGCTTACCAAGAGCAGGATCGAATAAATATGGATTTCGATGAACTGCAAGGTAACTTCTCAGCCTCCACCGTAGGTGGCGCTCGTAACCTTAATGAGACAGTAGGCGGCATGGAGTTAATTGCTGGCAATACTAATAGTGTTTCTGAATTTGTTTTAAGAACTTTTGCAGAAACTTGGGTTGAGCCAGTATTGAAACAACTGTTAAAGCTTGAACAGTATTACGAAACAGATGAGCATGTAATGGCATTTGCTGGTATAGGTGATGAGTCTGAAGAAGCCGAAAGTCCTATAGATTTCGGACAAGATGAAGTTATGGATGAACTTCTTAAGCAGAATGTTCTATTAAAAGTCAATGTTGGAATGAATGCTACTGATCCCGTTGGAAGAGTTCAGAATCTTCTTTATGGCATTGGAAGTCTTTCTCAGTTTCCACAGATGGAAGGAATGTTTAATGTAGAAGAGGTAGCAAAAGAAGTTTTTGCACAACTTGGATATAAGGATGGTTCAAGATTCTTAATGCCGACCGATGATGTTGATCCACAGGTAGAAGAAATGCAAGCACAGATTGATCAGATGGGACAGATGCTTGAAACTGATCAGGTTAAGATGCAGGGTCGCTTGACGATAGAAGAGATGAAGGCAGAAGCTACCTTAAGGGCTGCTCAGTTAAGAGCGCAGACAGAATTGCAGAAAACAATTATAGGAACTCAAGCTGATGCTGGAAAACTTAATGTTCAAAAAAGTGAGGCTAGTATAAAACAACAAGATGCAGATACTAGACGAGCGGAATTGATGTTGCAAAGAGATGCCTTACTCAATCAAGTTATTGATCAAGAAATCGAAAGGCGCATGGTAGAAGACAAAGATAATGTAAGTAAGGTCGGAACCATGGCAAGAGATAAATATAATAAAATACCATATGAGGTAGGATGACAGATTATCAAAACCCAGCCGCACCTAAAATAGATGAGTTAATAACAAGAACTAAAATTGGTCGTGGCACACAAGAATTTATAAGAACTCCAACCGGGAAAGCTTTAGTTGAGAGAGCAATAGCTGATTATAGAAATGCTCTTGGTGAACTTCAGAAAATGACTTTTCAGGAGTGGTCTGGTTCTTCAGAAGAAGAACTAAAACAATACCGTAAAATATCTAATGACCTCGCTACCCCATTAAAGCTACTTAAGTGGCTGGATGCGATTATTGCAGACGGAGACAATGCTGAAAAGTTGGCTAGGTACAAAGAAGCGGAATAACTTAGGAGATGTAAGATGGCAGACGCTACCCCACAGGATGCGGAAGTTGTAACACCTAGAGAAGAGATGATGGAAAGTATCGCGGCTTCTAGGGAAATTGAAGTTTTAGAAGATATTGTTGGAGAAGAAGCAGTCCAGCAAATGATTGAAGAATCCTCAGAAGAATTGTCTGAAGAGGGGGTTGAGGAAGAAATACAACAAGAAGACCCGAAATCTCCTGTATGGCAGACAAATGATGGACAGTGGGTTACTTCAGTCAAAGTAAATGGTGAAGAGGTTCAGGTTCCTTTTGAGGGATTAAAAACTTCTCATCAAAAAGATGTAGCCTCACAAAGAAGGTTTGAAGCAGCCGCCCAAAAGGAAAGGTTTCTTCAGGAAAAAGAACAGCAATTACGAAATTACGTAATGCAGTTAAAAGCAAAACAATCTTCTCCACCCCCAGAGGGCGAGGAGGAAGTACCCGATACTGATTCTTATAAAGAAAAAGTAAAGGAGTACCACCAAGCGTTGTATGAAGATGATGCGGATAAAGCCGCAGAATTGTTGCAGACTTTGACTACGGGACGCTCGCAAGATGCCACCCCAAATGTAGAGGAAGCAGTTAATAAAGCTTTAAATCAAGCTTTTGCTCGCCAACAAGTGGCACAGGCTAAACAGCAACAGCAGGTATATGAAAAATCAGTCAAGGAAGCAGTTTCTTGGTTTGAGTCTGAGTATCCTGAGATTGCCAATACGCCTGAGTTAAGGGCTATTGCAGATAATAGAACGGTTACCATTATGAAGGAAAGACCTGACATGGCACCGGGACACATTATCCAAGCCGCCGCTGAGTATGCGAGAGAATGGGCTAATCTTAATCTATCTAACGGAAAGAGTAATGAACGATCCGCAAGAAAGAAAAGAATAGTCTCTGAACCAAAACAGGCCCGAAAGACAGCTAAGATTGGAGAGGACGAGGAACTGGAGAAAACTCCAAGCCAAGTTATTGAAGATATGAGGAAGTCAAGAGGGCAACCCATAAACATAGTATAGGAGGTAGTTATGGCAGGACAAGTATGGTCTGTCAACACTTCCGGTGGGTATATGTATGCGCTAAATCTCAGCCGTGAGTTGAGAATGGCGGTTCAGCCTGTTGTCAAATTTCGACAGTTTTGCGACATTAAAGATGCCGCACATCAAGGTTTGCACCGTGGCGATACATTCCATTGGAACGTGTTTAGTGACGTTGCCACTCAGGGTACTACCCTGACGGAAACGAATACCATCCCAGAGACATCATTTACGATTTCTCAGGGTACGATGACGATTACAGAAGCAGGTAACTCAGTCCCATGGACCGGGAAACTTGACGACTTAAGCGAACAACCAGTTCGTGAGATCGTTAGAAAAGTGTTAAAGAACGATGCCAAGAAAGCATTTGACGTTTTAGCCGCCGCTCAGTTTGATGCCGCCGCACTACGTGCAGTCCCAACTGGTGGGTCTAGTACAACTGCGTTGACATTAACCACGAATGGTACAGCTACACTAGTCAACAGTGTTGCCCTTGGTAAGTTACATGTTCGATTGATGGTCGATCTTATGAAAGAACGTAATATCCCCGCCTACACCGGCGATGATTATTACTGTCTTGCATGGCCGTCAACCTACGCCACCTTGAAGGCTGATCTTGAATCTATCCACCAGTATGTGGATCAAGGATTTCAGATGATCATGAATGGTGAAATAGGTAGATACGATGGCGTTCGTTTCGTCGAGCAGACACACATTGCTAAAGGTTCTGGTATGGGTACATCTGCCGCTGCTTGGAGCAATGGTCTAAGTGATTGGGCTGTATTCTTTGGCGAGGATACGGTTGCAGAAGCTATCGCAGTTCCAGAAGAAATTCGTGGGAAAATTCCCGGCGACTTTGGAAGGGACCGTGGCATAGCTTGGTATTACTTAGGTGGCTTTGGCATTACACACACTCAAGCAGCCCAGTCACGTATCGTGATTTGGGACAGCGCATCTTAATAGGAGGTATATTATGAGTTATTCACAAGCATTAATGACCACCTATTCTTATGGTCATGACAATGATATGGGTAATGGAACTGCTGTTGATTGGAGTTTCAAAGGCCCAACTGGTAAGCAGGGAATGCTTATTGATATAGGTCTTCATGTCACTGAGACATTCGCAGATGATGCAACTGAAGCAAATATTTCGATTGGCACAACTGCTGATCCAAATTATTATGGTCAGTTAAACATCCCGGATGGAACTGCGTTGACTAACTGCTTTAATGTCCAAGACGATACTGATGCGATCATTATCGAAGCGTTACCTGCGGATACACAGATTGAAGTTACCGTTACAGAGGGAACTGATTCTGGTACTGCGGCAGGTAAAGGCTACGGTTATGTATCAGTTCTTTGGTACTAGGAGGAAATATGGCTAGTAATAAACATTCAGCAGACGGTAAAATTCCTGAAAATGGTTTGTCTAGTTTGGAAAAGGCTACTGAAAGCCCCAAGGAATTGGGGATGGATAGTCACGGCCCAAACCAGATGCCCATGGGAATCGTAAAAAAGAAAGTTTCAACGCCTTCCGAAGGCTCTTTTAACTTTCGTTAATATGGATCGGGGGGTGAAAGCCCCCCTTTCTCTTGGGGAAGATTATGATAGAAATTATCATGGGTGGTAAATTTCAAAGAGATACTTTCAATAAGAAATCAAAGCCAGAAAATAATCCACGTGAGAGTGGCTATACTTTGGTAGATGGAAAAGATACTTATATGAATGAAGATAACCAAAAACAGAACAACGCTAGAGTTGGAAACAAACCTGAATGGGTTGGTTGGTCTGTAGACTGAGGAGATTAAGTGGAGATTGATTGGGAGAAACCTTATGCCACAATTTATGGCGCTCGAAAAATAAGGTATGAGCAAGGCGGTTTTAATTTTGATGCGTCTGGTGAAGAAGTAACAGAAAAAGATATTAACTGGGCGAAAAAACAAAAAGGATTAGGTGGCAGAACTCTTTTAATGCATTATGCAAGAGATGAGGGTATTAAATTCTCGAATAATGAAAAGATTGAGTCGGTCAGAGAAAAAGTTATAACGCATATGTCATGAAGAAGATATATGTTACTACTAAAATAGTAGAAGACTACTTGCCAAAAGATTTTGGTGGTATAAGAGAAGAAAAAACTGCATGTGTTGTAAGGTACGGTGGTTTTGGGGATATGATTCAGGCTTCCTCTTTGTTTCCAGTGTTAAAGGAAATGGGATATAGGGTCTGTGTTAATACTACTGAGATAGGTAATTCTCTTCTTTTGAATAATCCTTATGTTGATGAGTTGATAGTTCAAAATGATAATCAAATAAGTAATTTTTCTCTTGGCGAATACTGGGAAAAAATGTCGCTATGTTTTGATAAGTTTATCCAGTTATCAGAATCTATAGAAGGAACTTTACTTCTTAATCCTAAAAGAACTATTGAGATTGATGGTAGACCTCATGTTGTTGAAGGCTGTGAAGAATATGATTGGCCCAAGGAAAGGATACACGAACTGTGTAATAAAAACTATCTTGAGGAAACTCATAGAATAGCGGGTATAGATTTTAAACATGCTCCTTTTTATTATCCTTCATCATTAGAAAAGAGATGGGCTAAAAAAACTAGGAAGAAAATTAAGACAAAGAATGTGGTAATGGTTGTTCTCTCTGGTTCTTCTGTTCATAAAGTGTATCCTTGGATAGATAATGTTATTGCTACTCTTCTTTTAAAAAGAAAGGATGTTAGCATAATTACAATGGGTGACGAAATTTGCCAGCTTCTTGAGGCTGGATGGGAGAATGAACCTAGAGTAATAACCAAGTCTGGAAAATGGTCTATTACAAAAACTCTTTCGTTTCTTCCTCATTGTGATGTAATTGTAGGGCCAGAAACTGGTTTGTTAAATGCTGCTAGTGCCATGAAAAATCACAAGTGTATTTTTCTTTCTCATTCATCTAAAGAGAATTTAACAAAGCATTGGAGAAACACCACATCTATGGAACCAGATGATTGCCCTTGCTTTCCTTGCCATAAGTTACATTTTGGCTTTGCCACTTGTAATAGGGATAAGGAAACAGGGGCTTCTTTATGCGCCGCAAATATAGACCATCTTAAAGTAGCGCAAGATATATTAAGGAATCTTAAATGAGTACATATATAGAACTTTGTCAAGATATGGCTAGGGAAGTTGGAATACCCGGCACAGGTCCGTCTACTGTTACACCAACAGCAGAAGATGAAGCAGACGTAGTTCGATACATTAAAGATGCTAATACAGATATCTGTAGTATGTGGTTTAACTGGGATTTTTTATGGGGAGAACATTCTACAACTACTGTTGCTTCAACATCAACCATAAGTTCTCCATCTGATCTGGCTCAGTGGAACATAGATTCTGTTGTCTATGCCCCAACGTCTGCAAATTGGCAACCCCTTGGATATGTAGGATGGAGAGAATATAGGGAAGATTATAAATATGGAACTGTAGACACTGGAGTTCCAGAGTTCTTTTCAGTTAAGCCAGATAATGTAATTGATTTATATCCTACTCCTGATGCGGCAACAACACTTACTGCCGAATATTGGAAAACTCCAACCACATTAAGCGCTACTACAGATACCCCTGTGATACCTACAAGATTCCAAAGAATTATTATATGTAGGGCTAAAGTGTATTATGCAGAGCAGAACGATGCCGCAGAAGTTATGGGTTCTGCTATTTCTGAGTTTAATGACTTGCTTGGTAAGTTAGAAGCTGACCAACTTCCATCACAGAGGGATAGAAGGTTCTCTGTTGTTCAGAATCTTGAAAACTATACGGTAGTGCCAGAATGAGTTTGTTTAATACTGGCGCGAGAAGCTCCACTAATACTAAATACTTTCCATTTGCAGGTGGATTAAATATTATTGATCCAGTTCTTTCCCTACAGCCGGGAGAGTGCATGGCAGCAAATAATTTTGAAGTGGATATTAGGGGAAGATACCATAGGTTAGATGGGTATGAAAGGGATGATGGCACTGGGCTACCGTCTGCTATAACGTATTACAGAATACCATACACTATTGGTAGCGCGAAAGATTCTGTCTTTGATAGCGCGTATAGCATAGCATTTGATCTTCAGATACCTCGCGTGGGTAGCACGATTAAGGGAGAGACTAGCGGGGCTATAGGCCAAGTTCTGGTTGTAACTGTAGAAGAGATAGTTACCGCCGCTGGTGCATTCATAGATGATGACGCAGAAGGATACATCTACTTTACGGTCACTAGTGGAACTCTTCAAGACGGAGAGACTATATATTTTCTAAATACAGATAGCGCATTTGGCGCTGGATTCAATGTGGAGTATGGATAATGGGAACACCAACAGCATTAAGGCAAACTAGAGCGTACTTAACCGGAACTAGTTTTGCTAATAACACCACAGGGGCAATTACGGCTCAGATGGTTAGGCAATTTACAGAATCCGGTATGGGCGGTTACGCTTGTATAAACAATGCCGCAGGGGATGGAACTCCAGCTACTCAAGCAGTAGCTAATGCAACCACAGTAACTGTGGATTGGTCTTTAGGGTCATCTGGATCAGACGTAGCACAGGATACTGGAACGGTATCAGCAACAACTGTTGGATCAGACGCGGATTTTGCTAATGACCAGATTAGAATTTATGACAAAGGGTTTTACGCTGTTAATTGTAACTTATCAATAAAGCAATCAGCTACTGCCAATATCATTTGGACTGCTATGATATCTACCGATAATACAGGAGGAAGTACTACAGACGCTCCGGCTTTAAAATCATCACAGTATATAACTAATGCCAATGATTCTGCTAATTTTAATATGTGCGGAATAATTGACGCTACTGGACATACAACCTATACAGACGTATACGCTAGGCTAAAGCATGACAATGGAAGTAGCCAGAATATGCTTCTGTGGTTTGGGCAGTTAATGGTATATAGGATAGGATAATGGGGCTTTATGCCACTTGTCTTTCACATGGTCCCCCTGTATTAAGGGATGCCACCGCTGACTCTACACTAGTCACAGAGTTACAAGGTAGAATTGAAGAGAAGAGGGAAACTATTACTGTTGTTCCCGGTGAGGGAAATGTTCTAGGTGTATGGGGATATAGTGGGGATATATATGCCTTTAGAAATAAATCTGGCGGAGCCTCTGCTGGTATGTACAAGTCCACCACTTCTGGGTGGTCAGAAATAGCTTTAGGAACTGCCCTTAATTTTGACTCAACAACCACTAATGGTGAAATGGTTGTTGGTGCTGTTTTAACGGGCGCAAATGGAGCAACTGGAACAATAGCTGGTGTTTCCTATTATGGAAACTGGGACACGGGCGCAAGTGGAACAGTCGTTTTAACAAGTGTTACTGGAACTTTTGTAACAGATGAGAATCTTAGCTGTCCTACAATTGCTTTTGATGGAGGTCTTGTAGAGATTTTAGAAGGTGACGCTATCGTCGGTGGAACCTCTGGACAGACTGCAACAGTTAAAAAGATTCAGATAGCATCTGGTGCATGGTCTAGTGATGATGCAGCAGGATTTTTATCTGTTATAGATAGTAGCGGGACATGGACTGATGGAGAAGACATCACAGTTTCGGGAGCGAAAAGGGCTGACATTAATGGTTCAGGACAACCAGCTTCCCAAACGATTGCGAAGGCTTATGGGACTCAATATGCTCAAACACTTGAAGTCAATGGCGTTTATGATTTTGTAAATTTTAATTTCAAAGGCTCTGAAGGCATTGCAAAGATGTACGGTGCTAATACTGTAGATAACGCATTTGAGTATGATGGAACTACTTTTGTAAAAATACGCACCGGGATGACAGTCGATACCCCAAAGTATGTAGAAGCTTACAATAATCATTTGTTTCTTACCTTTCCCAAAGGCTCTCTACAAAACTCAAGTCTACAATTGCCTACCATTTTTAGTACCACTTCTGGTGCGGCTGAAATTGTTGTAGGCGATGAAATAACAGGACTGTCTATAGAATCTAAAGATGCTTTAGCTGTATTTGGAAGAAACAATACTTACGTTTTGTATGGAACTTCTTCTGCTGATTGGAATCTAACAACATTTTATAGCGGTTCAGGTGCAGTAGATAAGACAGTACAAAAGATACATAGCACTATATTCTTAGATGATAGGGGAATTACATCTGTAAATGCTACTTTGAATTTTGGCGACTTCAAGCAATCCGTCATATCAGAAAAAGTAGACCCTCTCGTACAAAAATATAAAGATAATGTTGCTACCGCTCTTAGAGTTAGAGAAAAAAATCAATACAGATTATATTTTACTGACAAAACTGGCATAGCCATGACATTTATAAATGGAAAGAATGAAGGGATACTTCCTTTTACTCTGTCTGATCAAATAATTTGTGCCTGTTCCGCAGAAGATGCTAATGGAGATGAGGTTCTATACGGTGGATTTGAAGATGGCTACGTTAGAAAAATTGATTCTGGTACGTCCTTTGATGGTGCCACGGTAGCTTCTTTTATTAGATTAGCTTATTTCCATTACGGGACTCCACAACTTAAGAAAAGATTTAGAGAAATTTTGCTAGAATTGTCTGCTGATACTAGTACAACATTAGATATATACCCAGATTTTAATTATGGAGATGGGACTGTCCCAGTATCTACTGTTTACTCTGTAGATGTTACAAATGATGAGTGGAATGTAGATGATGTTTCTAATGACTCATTAGGTGTTGCTATCATGGATAAAGCAAGAACAAGAATTGCAGGACAGGGAGAAAATATGGGAATTCTTATAAAAAATAGTTCTATCTACGATAAGCCTGTAACATTGCAGGGCGCTGTAGTTCAATATTCTGATCGCGGCTTAAAGAGATAACAATATGGCAAATCCGAATTTAAAGATTCCCTCTTATGATGACTGGGTAAAAGGTGGCACTTATCAAACGGGTCAAAAGCTTGATCCAAATGATAAGAATATGAAAGGTTACTATGATAATTATAAAACTGTAGTAAAAGATTTAATAAAGAAAGGTAACCTAACCCAAGCGCAAGCAACAGTACAGACTCATGGTCATTCGTGGAAGAAGGCAACATCAACAACTACGAGTACAGCAACGAGCACAGCAACAGGAACAGGAACAGCAACAAGTACAGCACCTGCCTCGACTGCTAAAGCACCAACTTATACCAAGACTACTAAGTTAAATATTCCTACTGAACCCACAGAAAAAGCAAAATATGAAGGGCCAGCGCATGACCCCAATAAAAGCATTATCCCGACTAACATTAAGTTACTACCAGTATCAGATGATGAATATGTAGAAAATAGAATCCGCGATCTCCTTGATAAGAATAGCCCACTATTTAGAGAGGCCGCAGAAGCTAGAGTTAGAGCGATGGCTGGTCGTGGTTTAGGTCGTAACGCTTCTATGGGACAAGAGGAGGTTATGAGAGCGCTTTTCTCTGTAGCCGGTCCTATAGCAGAAGCTGATGCAAGAATGCTTGAAAGGCATAGAACATTGCAGAACACAGCTTACTATGAGGATATGAACACTCGATTGAAGGGTGTTATTCAAGAAACATTATCCCATATAGCCGGTGGTTATCAGATTCAGGCGGCTAACATAGCGGATATTACTAACAGGTGGAAAACAAAAGTTGCCGCTGAGTTGCAAAGATATGGAATAGATACCGATGCAGAATTAAAAGAATACGGTATCGACATGCAAAAGTATGGGATAGATGTTGGATTTGATAAGGCTAAATACGTAGCCGATCTTCAGTTTCAACTAGGTAAGATGGGCATAGACGTACAGTTACAGGGCATAAAGATTGATGCGGCAACTATTTTGTCAACCATATCAGACAATGCAGAAGCCAGCGCATTTATATGGGATATGATATTTGGTGAGAACTTGGCACCTAGTGAGTGGATAGATAAATGGAAGGACATGTGGGACAACCAAGATGACGACGATGATGATGATGGTGGAGATACTGATGAACAGTCCTCCGAAAAAGATTATATAAATACCAATATAACTAGAGCCAATTGGTCAGAAATGAGGGATCGTGCTAGCGCGGCAGGGATACTAGATTGGTTCCAAGGCGCTCATCCATATAGTAACTATGAAGGTGGCACTTGATTAGAGCCGCTGTTAATGGCGACATTCCTCAAATAATAAAAGTTGTTAAGGAAGCACATAAAGAATCCTCCTCTAAGGGTGTTCCTTTAGCTGAAGAAATTATCAGAAAGAATGTTCAAGTTTGTATTCTCTCAGCAGAGCACTTGGTTAATGTAGTAGAGATAGTTGGTGTAATAGAGGGTGTCTTTATTGGTGTTACTAACCAGTTATGGTACTCCAGAAAGAAACAATCTGCTGATCTTTTCTTTTATGTAACTCAGAAAGGAAGGGGATGGGGTTCAAGTCTTTTAAGAAGATACATCCAATGGGCCAGAGTAAACAAAGGTGTGGCAGAGATCAACCTTGGAGTTAATTCTGGGATTGGAGACATGGACAGAACAAAGAAACTATATGAAAAATTGGGAGCAGTACAAGTAGGCGATAGTTACGTCTTACCCAAGGAGAAATAAATGGGAAGCATTGTAAAGACAATAGGAAAAGTTATCAAAAAGATTGGGAAGGCTATCAAAAAGATAGCACCTATTCTTTTGGTTGCGGCAGTTGCTTACATTGGTTATGGGTACATGACTGGTGGAGGAGGATGGACTCAGGTAACTGACTGGGGCAAATCCCTGATGGGAAATGTTAGCGGTGGAATGCCACTTTCAGAAGCCGCAGCGAGTGCTCAAACATTCCCTGTAAGTGGTCCGGGTTCTGTTGCTGGACCGGGCCTAGAGTCAACATTCGTACCACCAACGGACCCATCTTTGACAGCCCTTGGGACTCCATTTGAGTTCGAGGGTGCAGAGCCATTTGCTGATCCATCTGTCTTGCAAGATGCCGCACCTGATGGTCTTCTTGGTACAGAAGGAATTGATACGTCTAATATGGCTACTGATCCCGAAAGTATGATTTCTGGAATGGGAGACACTGCCGAAAGCGTTGCTGAAGGAGGCGGTCTTATTAGTGGGCCACGAATCAATAACGTATTTGATGCTATGAAGGAAGAATATGATTCAACTGGATTAGTGCCATCCTTTTCTGATTACCTTCACTCCCAAAATCAAATAGCAACCATTCCACCTACTGGTGACTACCAAGCAATGGGTCCATTCGATAAGGTTGGTGATAAGCTAAAAGATTTTTGGGATGGCCCAGACTGGGTTCCTGACTGGATGAAAAAGAAGTATACATTGGGAGACTTTTCTCCCGGCTTTGGTCACATGACTGATCCTAGTGTTCTTGATATAAATCAACAAGCGGCTAATCAGGCTCTGTCTGGTGACTTTTCAGATTTTCCCGGTGGTCAGATGCAAGGAACCTATCCGGGCGTTACCCCTTCTTTTACATATGATGATGATGTTGGTGCGCCAGTTAGCGGTGGAGGGATGAAAGGCGCGGCTAATACAATCATGTCTTGGGGTGGAAAGGCTTGGGGGCTTTTAAAGGCTGCTATAGAGAAAGACCCCGGAATGGTTTTGTGGTCTGCAAGTAAGATCATTGAAACAATTGCCACGCTACTAGATAAGTCCGAAGAGCAAGAGGCTTATGCCGCCTCACATGTCATGGGATTCGCAGGGCAAACCAATTGGGATGATCTGAGAAAAAAATATGGTGGTATTCCCGGTGGACCTAAGTCAGATTTCTGGAAAAGCGCTGACGCAGGAAACCAAGGCAGACTAACAGCATCTTCAAAGGTTAAGACCGGAACAAAGCCAATGGGCAATACCCGAATGTCGGCAATAAATAATAGTCCTCAAGGCATTCTTGGTGCCTCAAAACAGGGGCAAGTATAATGATTGGAAACGGACATACAGCCCCAGCCACTGGGAAAGAAGATCGTGATGCTCAGACACTCCTTGCTAATGTGGAAGAGTTCATATACGACGAGTCAGTCCAACCAGAACTGTTAGCAAAGATAGGTGAGAACGATCCAGCCACTGCTATTGGAGCCATCACAGGACAGCTTATCCACTTACAGGTGGTGATTGCAGATGGAACTGGTGCTGATATCTCAAGAGATATTTTAATGTCCATAGCTGGTGAAATAATCAATATGCTTATTGAACTCGCAATGGAAGCTGGGATGCTACAGATTCAAGACGAACAACAGTTAGAGCAAATTCAAGGTGACTCTTTAATTGCCGCTGTAGATGCCTACATGAGCCTTGGTGATGAGAAAGTAGATGGAGAAGCTGCCTCTCGATTAACTGAAGAAGTTATGGGTGGTCAGGTTGATTCAGCAGAGGCTCAACAGGGTCTGTTGGGAGACATGTCAGGACAGGGAATGCCTCCACAGGGAATGCCTCCACAGGGTGGACCACCACCAGAGGCTATGTCTGAAGGTGGGCCTCCACCAGAGGCTATGTCAGATGAAGGAGCGCCACCTATGGGCCAACAAGGAATGATAGGAGGGATGGTCTAATGGCATACAGTCCAAGCCGATCAGCCAACGTTAGTTACGGCGCTAAGAGAGTCAAGGAAGCTGCTCAACTTTGGGAGCCAATGGCTAAATATAAGATAGCCGCCGACACTGCTGCTCAAGCCGCTGCTGTAGAGAGCCTTAAATGGGGAGCGGAAAGGAGAACAGAAGCCTTAAAGGTTGCTCTGGATCATCACGCTGAAACCCTTAATGCTATGAATACGGGGATATGGGACGGAAGTGTCACCTTAGATGACGCTAATCTAGATATATATACTGAAGCGTTTAATAGATATGCAAAAACCCAAAGAGATTACTATAACAGTGTAGGCCAAGAGGGAACTGACGATACCATAACCCATCTTAGTCCATTCTTTAAGAGTATTTTTGATGACTGGGATAAAAAGAATCCTAAAGGTGATCCTGCTACTCTCAAGTGGGGCAAAGAAGATGGACTCTGGGGAGATGTAATTGGGAAACTAGACCCCAGCATTAATAGAGATGATGCTCATGCTGTCTGGAGTAAAATGTGGGAGGGTACATTCAGCGACAGAAAGAAGGTAGCAGGAGAGGGTCGTTCTTTTTGGGAGATGCCTTGGGCTGGAGGAGGAGGAATAATTGGTGGTGTAGCCAGCAACGTAGCTGGGTTACTTCCAGATTTAGGAACTCAGGCGGCGAACCTTTTCCTTAGTGAAGAAGATCAGCTTCCACCGCCAGTTGGTGGTCGTGAGTGGCTATCGAATCAGGAAACGATGACTGTTGCTGACCTTGCTGGAGCAATAAAAGATAAGCTGCAAGGAAATCCAGTTAGAAAATTACCTCCTGTTTTTCCACCGGACATTTCTTTTGGAGGGTCTAACGACAGCAAACCAACCACCACCCCTCCTCCAAGTAGATTTGGTGGGTCACCCGGATTAATAAGCGGTATCTCTGATTTTATGAAAGGAGAAGCTATTAGGGAAGAGTCGGGAATGCCTAAAGCTAAAGACATTAAAACGCTAGAGAAAACAGTAAAGAGTCTAGAAGATGTCGAGACTGATGCACGGAAAAGAGAATTAATCGAGGAGAAACCTAAGTCAATTCCAGTGGCTAGTGCTGAGAGGGACATCTCTCAGGAAGCGGCCTCATTCCTAGCTAAACTACTTGAGTATATGACAGCTTATGGAGAAGAAGAAGCCCGTGTCATGTTGTCTCAAGAATTTTCTATTTTATCTAACTCAGCTAAAAACGAATTACAATCACATCTAATGACAGAATCTGAAGCTTTAGCCTAAGATCAAAGAGGAAAACGTATGGCTTACATACCAAGTAACCCGTTATTTTCTGCCCCACAAACTGAGAGTTCAGATATAGGACTAGCCTTTAAGAAAGGTAAAGAAGCCTTGATAGGCTCCGGTTCTGTAATGCTCCGTGGGATGGGTGGAGACTTCTTAAGAAGTATCGGCCTAGAGGAAATGGGAGAGAACTGGATTGGAGATGCTTATGCCCGTGGTATTTTAATGGGCATGGACATGAACGAGATCAGTGAAAAAATGACTGGCCCCCAGACTGTACGTGATATAGAGGATTGGAAAGGGGCCATTGCGTGGGGTGTCAACTCCGTCGCAGAACAAACACCTACCTTGATGATGCAATTTGCACCCGCCGTCGCAATGTTTGCTTTGACCAAAAACCCAGCAAGTTTTGGGGGAAGATTAGCAGGTAAAACTGCTATCGGAAGATTGGCTCAAAAGAATCCCCGCACTGCAACTACCCTTACTGCCCTTGGCACTATAGATTTCATGAACACCGCAGAGGTGTATTCCCAGTTAATGATGGAGGCAGGAGAGTCTCGTCCTGCTGTTGCCGCTACAACTGGAGCCGCCATGAGCGCTCTAGATATGGTACTCCCTCTCAAGATTCTAGGAAAAATGGGACATGGTTCAGCTTTTGCAGGGTGGTTCGGTCGTAGGTTAAAGAATCCTGATCAGGTATTAAAAAGAACTATAGCTGGCGCTTTAGAATCTGGAGTTTTGGAAGGCTCGACAGAGTACGTCCAGACAATCTTTGAGAACATGGCTACTGCGTATGTAAAAGAAGAAGACTTGTGGGAATCTTTCCAGAAAGAGAGAGCGTTGCATGAGCAAGAGGAAGCAGGGGCCAGAGGTGCTTTGATCGGCACTCTATTAGGTGGTGGTGTTTCCTTCATGGGTGCTCGACGGGCTTCAAAAAGAAAGGCTGCGTGGCTACAGAATTTCATGGATGAACAACAGAGAATGATGCGCGATCCCCAGCTTACGCATGAATTAAAATTTCTGAATGCTCCCATAGAGGAAGCCCTTGGAGATAAGAGTAGGGATTCCCAC